TATTAGGATCGCTGGCAGTTTTCTTGGAGGTTAGCTTTGATTTCATGCCTTTCATGCGAGCACAGAATGATGCTCTACGAGGATTACCTACTTTCTTTGAAGGTGCTTTAAGATCACTTCCAGGATTCTCTCTCTCATAAGACTTTCTACCCTTTTCATTCAATCCACCTTTTTTATTTTTACCTTCCCTACGAGTCCAAGCAGCACCTTCACCAATAACACCAATGTTTAAAAGATAATTCTTACGACGCTTTTCTGGAGTATCAAGCGTGGTATTCTCTTGAATATCCTCACCATCCATTTCATAATGAGCTACTTGAGTCTCAGAATTTTTTTTAGCTAATGGAAGTTGTGGGCCAGTTCTCTTTAAAAATTCTTTTTTCTCATTAGGATTGTCAGTTCTTGAACCTTTATTATAAAGTTTTTGTGTTTTTTGTGCGTTTTTATGCCCCTCTGGATCAATCGGAGGTAACATTTGCTCATTTGCTACAATGTACCCAGAGTTTGCACTGGTAACACATGGATAATGTGCAAGAACTTTTCCACCAGGATATACTTTTTGAACAGCATCGTTTACTTCTTGTTCAGTTGGTTGTGTTGCTGTTGGAAAATAAATTTTTAATGTATACGTCTTTGCCATAAAACTAATCATAATTGTATACATTTGACCACGAGATTGAATTATTTTAACTGCTTCAGAAACATCTTCATCACTTTGCATATATTCTGCTGCAGTGTCAATAAAATCTGCTGCTCTTGTAATTTTTGATTGAACCCAGGCAGGAATTTGTTGATCACCTTTTTTAATTGATTTTCTAAGCATTGCTACTGCCCTTTCAATTTGATCAAACTCAACTCTTGCCATATACCCTTCTTCGTCTTTGATTTTTCCAGATGCAATTTCTTTATGATCCTCTGGGAAAAATTCCTCTGATTTATTACCCCAATTTTTAGCACCAGCTTTACGACACTTAACAAGTGCTCCTGATGCATATGCACTGGGCCAAACACTATATCTAGCTTTTACTTTATTGTAACAGGCATCTTTCTTGCCGCTACCTTTTCCCTTTACATCAGATTCTTCATTCATTTTTTTAATCCTTCCTTGACAGTGTGCTCTTTGAGAAAATCCTTTAGGGTTATCACAATCTATTGATTTCTTATATTTATTTGACCAATCTTCTTTCACTGATTTTTTCTTTTTCTTTTTAGGTTTATCTGTGGAAACATAAGTGGGTTTTGCTGCACCAGTCTTAGATTGTTGTCCAGGATCTGCTGCCTTCTTTCTTCTTGCGGCAGATAGTCTTTCTGCCTTTGTCATACTTGCTCTCTTTGCAGAAGAAACGCACTTAGGAGTTCCTTCTCCTGGTTCATCACTCGCACATGTGCCACCTGTTACGACATTAACCCAACCACCTTTACCATCCTTTGATTTAGATTTGCCAAACCAATCACGGAGACTTTCCTCATTCATTTCTTTTGTTTTTTCTTTTTTTAATTGCTCTTGCATGGACTTATTTTTCCTCTTTATTATTTAGAATTCCTTGCTTTATAAGTTTAGATAGTTCAGCTGTAGATCCAACAAACAAAGAGTTATTTACTGTAGTTGCACCAGAATACTTAGAATCAAGATCTTTCATTTTCTTTTGAAGATCTATTAGTTTATCAGTCACATCAGCAACGTTTTTAATTAATTGACCAGCAACTTCATAAGCTCTTGGATGATCTGTACTATTAGCAACGTCTAATGCATCATTAACTGCTTGTTGTCCTTTTTCAATTAGAGAATATAATTGACCTCTTGTATATTCATAATCTTTAACAGTGTCTTGCGATGAACTTTTTTCTGGTACAATATCAGAAACTATTTCAGTTTTTGTAATTGAAGTTTCTACATTTAAAACTTCTCCTAAGGTATCAAAAGTATCCATGACTACCTCACAACTCTAAATCAACACCCTGGGATGGGCTATAAGTTTTAAAGTCTGTAAAATCTTCTAAGCCTTCATTGAATCCAAAATCATCTCCAGGAATAATTAAAGGGTCATCGCCAGCATTGATTAGCCCATCATCATTATAATCTTGTAATGCTTTTGGTGTTGCTGTATATCTAATTTCACGCTTGGCATTTTGCCTATCAACACTTGTAAAATAATCAACTTGAACTTTCTTAATTAAGCCATCACTACTTTCAGCAATTGGGCCAAAGAGGTGGGTCTTCATGGTAAAATTAAAAGTATGAATGATAATTCTGGTAGCATCAAAATTACTTTTATCGTAATTATCAGTCCAACTAATACCATCTAAGACTACTGGAGTATCTTTATTTTCTCCAATTGAGTCAATCAAATCAATCGTAACATTAAATGCTGGTTGAAAGAACGGTAAAATTTGTTCCATAACTTGAAGTGCATCATCATTTAGTTTTGTCATCAAAAATAATTGCATCTTTAAATTGTAAGGTACAGGCATATAAACTTTTCTGACCTTACTAGTATCATCTACTGCTTTAAATGATTGTGTTATACTTGATTTTCTTGATGAATCATATTCAATGCCAGTAAACTCAAATGACATTCTAGGTAAAGTTAAATTACCTTTCTTTGTCAAATCTGGTTGTTGTTGAATTCTTGCAAGAAATTTTTGAATTGGTGCATATGCAAGAGGAACTTTTAGCATGGAAGCCTGAGCCCCATTTTCATCCTTGTGACGAATTTCAATATTATTGAAAAGAGTTCCAAACGCAATAATATTACGTCTTATAATTTCGTGATAAAAGTAAGTTCCTAACATTAGTAATTACCAAATGGATTTGATTCTGAGAAATCTAATATATCTAGTGCTGCCTCTTCAATTTCCTCATTCTGTTTATATTGATCAGACTCGCCATAGTAATTTATACTAGAAAGTTTATAACTTCCTGTAACTCCGATTCCTGGATTAGTAATTGTAGTTGCACTACCAACAATATACTCACCAATTTTAAATCTTCCGCTTGCTCTGTATACTTTTAATTCACCAGTATCATAATTCCATTCTTTAACAACTGCCGTAGTGCCAGACACTGATCCTGTAACAGTTTCATTAAGTGCATAATTTCCTGTAGATATACCAGGGGCTTCAAATATTATCGTTGGAGCCACCGTATAACCACTTCCAGCGTTAGTTACATAAACTGCGGCAACTGTTCCACCAAACCCAATAACTGCCTCTGCAGTCGCTGTAGTGCCTGCTCCAGGAGGTATTGAAATGCTTATGATAGGTGGAGACGAATAGAATGATCCATATGTGGTCAATCCAATAATTCCAATTGCACCAGAAGAAATTCCAGCTGTTGCAATAGCACCAGCACCACCTCCACCAATAAAGCTTACTGTAGGTGCCGTAGTATATCCTCCCCCAGGATTGACTAGTACAACACGATCAACGGCATACTTACCTGGAGATCCAGGATATGAAGTCATGATTGCAACAGCAGTTGCGTTTTTGCCTCCAACAGGTGCAGAAGAAATTGCAACAGTTGGGGCTGCTGTATAGTTGTTACCATCATTAACAAGATATATCTTACTTACAACACCATTTGCAATACTAGTTGCAGCTCCAGCAGTTGAACCATTACCAACTAAAGATAGTAATGTATTATAACCAAAGTTTACAAAATTATCATCAATATTTTCTATATCAGTATCAATTAACTCATTCTCAAACATGAATGGCTCACAACTTAATTCATACGTGTAAAGTTTGTTTAATTGATAAAAATCAACTTCATGCTCAACAAATTTAATTTCATAAATTGTATCATTGAGCGGAAAATATATTAAATCACCTTCTTTTGGACGTGCAGCTAAAACATAGTCATCAATATTATCTTCCATAATTGGAGCTATAAAATCTTCAAATTTTTCTCTAGAAATAATAAGTTTTAAAGTATCAGTAACTTGAATTCCAAATTTTCCAAGAACATCTCCTCCGCCACCAAATCCAGTATAATTGTTTAGATATGCTTCTATCAAAAAATTATCAGTAAATTTATTGAGAACATTCTCTTTAATAACCGTGTGTGTTCTAATAAATTCTCTTGGCAAATAATAAACATCAATTCCATACATCCTCAACTGCTCGTTGATAATATCTTGAACGAGTCGTTGTTCTGCAAAATTGCCGTGCGTAAAGAATTGATTGGTTGCCATATTATCCTATCATGTCTAAAGGGGGTAATTCGTATTCCGAACTCATTCTAGTTTTAATATCAGCAATCTCATTAATAGCATCTTCATAAAGCTGTCTACCATTTAATTCAACTCCACCAGGAAGTTTGACACCATTAAATTTAATGAGATTTTGTCCCCATTGTTTTTTAATTGTTGCGGTAAGATATTGCTTTAGCCAAGAATCATTCCAAATTTTTGGAAAGTCTGCAGGATCTAAAATTCTATAACAATCAATGATAACATAACTGTTTACTGGAACACTTGACCAGTTCATATCAATGTAAAGTCTATTCTGTCTCTTAGTATATCTTATCTTCTTTTGAGGACTAACCAACCATTGAATAGTTTCTAGATATTCTTTAACCATTGCATAATTTAATAGTTCAATGGATGTAAAGTTATAAACATCATTTAAGAAAATTTGATATGCAATATTGAACATTCCACTAGAAAATGTGCTATCATCAAATCTAAAAATACCCTCAATACCAATAATACTATCAGGTATTTCGATGTAGTTTTTAGATTCTAGATAATTAAATGTTGTTACTCCGACAGTTTTACTGGTAGTTTCGTTAGCCTTTGCTCTATTAATATCTTCCTGAGTAATTTTGTACTTTAAGTACATCTTTTCGACGCCATCAAAATGACGTTCGTTGAAGTATTGTAAGGCATCATCGACAAGATCATCTATTTGATCGTCATCGACATTAATTTCTAACACTGGATATCCCAATCTTCTTAAAGAATAATCAATAAGTTCTTGTCTACTTGAGGGCTTCATTGGTTTTTACCGTTTAATTCTTGTTGTAATTCATTCTTAATTTCAACAAGGTCATGATATTCTTTTAATAATGTTTGATACTTTGCTTCTAAAAATGCGTTATCTTTATGAAGAATGGCAATCTTTTGTACAAATGCATTTACCAATAAATTAACATCAACTTCAGCTTCCATCAATAAGATCCTCCATCTAAGGTATCAGTCCATACAGGAACATTTGTTCCCAATTGTGTTGTAAGTATATAGTTAGATGTGCTAATACCAGTTCCAGGAGAACCAGTATTATTTAAAAAACCATCCGAATCAAAATAAGTAATTCCATATTGATCAACATCTGCTGGCTGATAGTAAATACCTTTGATATCTAGAAAACCTTTTTCACCAGTAACAACACCATTTGTAACTGTGGCGTCTGGAATATATACCCACTTTTTAGTTGAATCTGCAAAACCAAAATAACCTTTTTTATTTGCTGTTAAACCAATACCAATTGAAGAATTATTATAATTAAAAGAAATACCTCTATCAGTATTAGTATCATATGCATGAGTTATGACCATTTCAGTGCTAGATGAAATGCCAGCAGTTGTAACTCCAGCTATTGAAATTGTTTTGTTGATTGTGTTATAATTGACAATAGTTCTATCAGCATTAGAAACTGGTAAACCATTCACATTACTAACTAAATCTCCAGTATTAATTCCAACAACTGAATCTAGTGTTATAACTGTTGAACCAATAGCCACATTACCTTTAACTGTTCTTAAACTTGTAGGTTCTCCGAGATTAAAAATAATCTCATTGGTGTTCATTGTACTGGAGTTAACAATAGATGATTCACCATCAACTTGTAAATTACCCTTGATGATAACTGTACCACCACCATCTAATCCACCAGGATTAGGATCAATATATAAAACATCACCATATCCAGGTTTGGTTGAGATAATATTGGAAGAAATTCCTACTCCACCAATAACAGCTCCAGCAACAAAAGTACTCATACCAATGACCTGAGCATTACCATTAACAGTAATTCTTGTTCTTACTGTCTGAACACCAACATCAAAAGAATCAATTTCACGGTTTTGATTTACAATTAATGCTGAGTTTGCAGTTAAAATTCCAGGTTCATGATCTAAAATACTTACATAATACTCACCACCAACTTGTACAGTATTACCAGTGTTATCACCAATGAATAATCTTCCACCAACATTACCAGCAGTCCCTACTCCAAGATTTACTCCAAGTTCACCATACTGTAATGATGGTGTAACTGAAGAACTTGTTGCTCTTTTAATTTTAATTTTTGGATTAATTTGCCCATCAACCTCATTAGTTACAACCCATTTTCCAGTTGTGGAATTGTAACGTAATAGTGAATTATTGATTGCTCCACTAGTATCTAAACCATCTAATGAATTAAATGTTGTATAATTTCCTAAGCTACCTACAACCTTAATTGCACCCTGATCGGCTACTCTGACTCTGATTTGTGATGTCATGACGTTGTAACTCCTGCCGTTACAGTTGCTGTACCTTCAACAACTCTAGTCTTAACACCAGCCGCATCAGTTAGTAAAACATCATAAACATACTTTCCAGGTTTAATCGTAGATGATATCGTAGATGCTAATGATATTTTAACTTCACCCAACGTTGGATTGGGAAAAGAAACACCAAAACCAACTTTAGTTTTACTTACTGGATGTTTCTTGATGTGCGAAATACCAGTATAACCTGTCAAGTTAACGGGAGTATTATTAGTATTTTCTAACAAAAACGAATTCTGAAAATCAGCTCCTTGAGGAATAACAATGTTTACTACTCTGACTGACATATTCCATAACTATTAGGATCCTTTATGTATTTATAACTTTTGAAGAAGTTGCATCATTAAATCTTTCAATTCAGCCACATCACTCTTAAGAGTTTCAATTTCATCACGTTCCTGCAACTTTCTATTTCTTGCATCCAAATAGTTTTGATATGCATCTCTATCAGTGTTTATAATAGCGGTTGAATTTGGATCTCTATAGAGATTCGATTCACCATCAACTCTAATTAATTCCATACTATGCTAACGCAATTACCGAAAGATCTGCAATCAATGGTGGTTCTGCTTGATTTGTTCCAGACATAATAATTTTAATCATAAATCCAGTGAAAGGTGACAGATTATCAACAGAGAATTTATAATCAGAAGCTGAAGTATCATTATTTTCTGAAGTTACATTCTTGTCTGGTGTGCCATCTTCGTTTCCAGCAAATCCAGGGAATAGAATATATGGTTGAGATGCATCGGGCGAATCAGGTCTAAACAACTTATACAAAGCTCTAATTTGTGCAGATTCCTGTCTTTGAGCAGCAAATCTTAAATCAAGAGAAGTTGCTGGATTTTCTAATTTAACTTTGTTGCTTACATAAACAGCAGCATGAGGATCTCCAACTGGTGCATTTATACGATTATCAGTGATGAAATCTGTAACTGGAGCATCTAATCTATTTGTAGTCAAGATCATAGCAACTCTGTCCAAGTCAATAATAGGACTTACACTTGGGTTTTCAGTTTGTAGAATAATTTCTGTCCATAAGGATTTATTCTTTGGTAAATTTGTCAGATATGTAGTTTCATTGATTTGAGAAGCAACCATTCTTGGCTCGGTAAAGTGATTCATTTGATTTAGATTCATTTGTTGGAATCCTTGATCAATGAACGAAACCTCATTGCCAGATACACTAGTGGCTGTGATTGTTCTAACTCTACATGAAACTTTAGTTTGTGGTGGAGTTTTATGCTCAATATTTGGAGTTAGAGTTTCAAATTGAATATTTTGTGTTGCAGTTGCATCCACACCACCAACATCTGAACTCTTAGTAAATCTTAAAATTGGGAATCCATTTGCAACTGATCCATCTCGTACAACTCCGCTACCAGTTGAAGTAGTATCAATCTTTAAATAATAGTGATCAATGCCATTTTGTAGAAGTGGATTTGCCTCGGAGAAATTGTGAGTTTTATTAATTCTTCTTAGAGATACACCATTTAATTCATATTTGTAAACTTTATCACCAATATCATGACCGCTGATGAGAGATGAATCTATACCTCTAGCAATACCAGTTAAAGTTGGTGGAGATGCTGCAGCATCAACACCAGTGTAAGAAATAATTTCACTATCAATTCTTACATAACCTGGATTTGCTGCCGATACCGCAACATTTTCAAAACTGGTAAATATTCCAACAGATGTAACTTTAATCGGAGTTGTTGCGGTAGAGCTATAATTTTCTTGAGTAACTTCTGCAGGATTTATATCAGGTTGAACATTTGAAATGATAACTTTGTTAGATCTAGAGTGCATTGCATGTCCTCTATGATCAACTTTAAAATGCAATCCATCAACTGCAGGATCTAAAGTAACGCTGATAGGAATTGGTTTTGTACCAGAATATGAGAATGCCGCAGTTGATCCAGAACTAATATATACAACTTCATTAGATAGATCAAATTGACCTTGAACATCACTTAGTTCTAATGTATTAAACGCTGAAACAATGCCAACATTGAATTTTGTATTCTCATTTAATTGACCAAATTGTGCTGTAACTATATCACCAACTGAGTATCCACTTCCACCATTTGTAATCGTAAATGTATCAAGATTGCCATTATTTACTGTCATAATACCAACAGCACCTGTTCCAATACCAGTAACTGATATAATGGGAACATTAGAATAAGTAAAGCTTCCTACTGAAGGTGTTAAACCAGATCCAACATTATTAGTAGTCATCGCAGCAGCATTATTGATTGCAATAGCACCCTTTGTAGAAACAAGTTTACCCGTAGCATTTAAATTATTCATCTGAGTAATTGTTACGCCAGGTGAAATTACTGCTGAAATGTTATTACCAAGTTTAATTACAGAATCTCTAGAAATAGTTTTAATTGGATCCTTCTTTAGTGTTACAATTTGTTTGTTTCCAATATCCAGAACTGGATTATAAGTTGCAAAAACACCACCATCAGTTGAAAATTGAGCTATATTTAATTTAAATTTAAGATCTTCTAATTGACTAGGATCCCATGTTTCACCATTTTGTGACTTAAAGAATGAACCTAAGTATGGCTGTTGAGAAACAATAATTTGCTGAGCCTCTGGTTTATTTTTAGTTGATACATCAACTTCACTCATTCTAGAAATCCATACCTGATAGTCACTGGAATCAGTTTGAAGAACAATAGCATATTCAGTATTTGCAGTCAAAAATAGTGGTGCTGGTAGAATAAATTTCGTAGGAATGGATGCGTCTGCTGAAACTGTTATATCTTTGGGAAGTAGGGTTGCTTCTCCAAATGGTAAGATTTTTGAAGTTGGAGACCCTGCAATACACGTTCTGATTTGACAAGCAACTGGTAAAGAAGCTGAATCTTTCTTTTGGAAGTATACTTCAATCGAAGTAACAAATATTCCAGATTCTTCAGTTGGTGGAACTTTAAACGTTTGTGCAATTGGGTCGCCGTATCCACATTTCGTAGGCTTAATAGATTTGGAGAATTTGAGAGCAGCAGCCGCCTCTTTCTGCTTCTTCTTTAGTTCATTGCTGAGTACTTTGGCGTTCTTTTTGTCTTGAGCTTGTTTTTTCTTAATATCCTCTACTGCTGCTTTTGCTGCGGCAGCTGTTGCAGCAGCTGCTTGATCTAGAGCAGTTACTTTTGCAACAGTTGCATCGTAATTACCTGCATTTAATGGGATAATTTGTCCATCTTTAGTCTTAATATAATCTACATTATTTTTATCTCTAGTTTTACTATATTCTTTAACTTCAATAATTTTTCCATTATCTACTGTTTTAGTTTGTGGAGCAATCGGGATATTTTCATAATAAGGAATTCTTGTTGTAAGCGTGGTCTCTTGAACATTATCTTGAGTGCCAGCTGCAGTGAAGTTTGCCTCTACCTGGCTAATAACTTCTCCAGGAACGGGTTCATTATCTTCATCCGAAGTTAATTGGAATGTCTTAGTGCCCGATGTAAATTTAGGATTATTGTTTACATTACCATCAGGAATGTAGAACGATCCAATTAAGGTTCCAGCTTCGTCTGAAATTAATCTAAGATCTTTAATTGTTGCCTGAGCACCACTGGTTTTCCCAATCAACTTCATTCCTTTAGTTAAATATCCACTATATTTTGAATCTTTTTGGTTATTTAAACTATCAGTATCAACGTTTAATAGTGTTGAAGTTGATGAGTAATTAGAAGGCATACCCAGCTTCAAGTCGTATGGGTTCTTTTCATAAAATTCTATTGTTCCGCCAGGTTTATCGTACTTATGTGCTGATGATTGAAGTTGAAAACGAATCTTTTTACCATTATTTCCAGAAGTCCCTTGATCACCAATATTAAAACCTTGACTTTCAACATCTTCACCAGCACTAAATGTACCAGATACCATCTCAATTTCAATTAATTTAGGGAAACAAAACTCGGTAACATTAATTTTATTAAAGAATGCATAATATTGTGTGCTTGGTTTTACACGTTGAGCTTTGAATTCAATGTTTCTTGCTCTCATGTAAGGAATGATTTCCCGACTTACAACTCTAGAGCCTAAGTTTTGAGTTTCAGACTTTTCATTAACTTTAAATTGTACTCCCTTTCTTTCAAATTTTGATGTACTTTGATAAGTTAATTCATATTCTTCTTCCCAAACTGCAACATTTTTAAATAAAGGTTTACCAGTTGCCTTTGCAGATGCATCAGTGGCAGGCTTATTTACTTTTTTAGTCTTGGTTTTTCCTTTCTTATTTTTAGTAGTTTCGGTTACTTGATAGTTAGTAACTACTGAAAGTGTCTCAGCTTGTTTGCTAACTAACTTAGTGTCAACTAATTCTTTACCTGTCCAAATTTCTTCCCAAGAACCCCAATCAACTTCGGTAAGACCTGTATTAGGATTGATGCCTTTTTCGGCATTCATCGCATCATACAATGCTGAGGATGTTAAGTTTTTAGCATCAAGTTGTTTTGTATCAATCCAAGTATCAGATTCTGGAGTGAGTGATAAAGTTCCACTCCACTTTACAATACTAAATGGATTTACATTTTCAATACGAGTTGCAAATTTTTGTTCAATTAGTAGTTTTTCAGTATAATCAAGGGTGATTAAACTACCACTCTTTTTAATATTAACTCCATCATCAGTTACATTGGTTGCATAGTCAAGATCAAAGCATGTAGTATAATGCGATGGTCTCAAAATACCGTTAGTTGCATCAATACTCGCTTTGAAATCTGGATGTGCAATACTATGTGAGTCATGATTTTCAAAATTATCAACAAAGAAACCACTCTTAAATCTATCTAATCCAGTCTTTGCATCTTTGATATTTAAATTTTTTGTATTTGATTCTAAGAAACTTAAACTGGTAACTTGTTCAACATTAGAAAGTCTCTGCTCAAGACGTTCAATGTCTTTCATTGTGTATCTCTTATGTTGTACAGGAGATACATATACTTCCTTAGCATCATAAACATAAGCAGGCATTGAAATAACAGCAATATCCAAAGCAGGAGATGCTAAAATTGGTTTTTGAGGACTTTCTGATGGAGAGCCTTGAGAAATTTCAAAAGAACCATTTTTATTTAAGAATAGAACATCAATTCTACCTAAGTAATATGAATATCCTAGTAGTATTTGAGAGGCATTTAAAATTGGATTTGTAACACTTGCCCCTGTAGTAGAGAATACTCTTGAATTAAATTCAAATGGTGATTTTGTTGCTGTTGCTGGATCATATGTTGTTACTCTAGGTCTAATATCAATAGCATCTGTTGCTCTTAAAGATCCGTAAATATATGGAATAGAATTGGAGTATAATGCAGGATCAAAACTTGAGAATGATGTAAAGTCTCCAGTATCTCCAGCTGGTGTTGAATAATAATCAAAAACTACTGTTACTCTTTTAGCTGGTGGTTGCTGACCTTCTTTTAAAATAATTTTTGCATAATCAACATATTCAGATCGAGAACCATTATCAAAAACATACTTATCAGAAATATCTTTTGAAAATTGATTAATAGTATTAATATTTGCACTAATATCTGAATTAATAAAATCTAAAGTTTCGCCTTTGGTAAATACACCAGCATTAATATATGCAAATGTTAATGTTGTTGATGTTGATGAAATTAATTTAGCTTTTGCTTTTGAGGTCATGCCATTAAAAACTTGACCAGGGAGAAGAGTTGTTAGATCCCCTACAATATTATTAACTATAACTGTTGGAAGTACTGGATCATTTTCATCATATGATTCATAAATGTCTAAAACATTTAAAACATCTCCTTGATACAGACAAATTTCTTTGTCTTGTACTCGTGTTCCATAAATTGAGCTATATGTCAATCCATCATTTAGAGTATTTCCACCAGTTCCTGAACCAATTTGAGTTGATCTATTAAAGGTTACTGTTGCTGCTTTAACAAGATTTTTCTTCTTAACTGTCAGATTAATTTTATTAAGAGTTGCAATTAATTTTGCATTAGAACTAGTATTTTTTGATAGTTGAGTAATAGTTATAGTTTTTCCGCCGTTTGATACAATAACACTACCAGCCGTTAAGGGCTCGATTATACCATCAGTGTATGATAACTGATACTCATTAATATTAAATGGCTTGAAAAATAAATTTGGATCACTTTCTACAACAGTGAACGAAGAACTACTTACGTTAGCAATATAAGTTTTTCTAATTTCAAGTGATGAGTTTGTTAAATCAAGTGCGCTTATATCTGTTGTTGGTAAAGATTCAAATAAATCTCTATCTTCACTATTGACTAAATCTGGTTGAAGAACTTTTAGATCATTTACAGTTATAGCAGCCGCTGGTAAAGTTCCATCATAAACTCCTGTTACGCTACTAATGCCAACGACAGTAAACGTCTTTAAGTTTGTGGCAACAGCAGATACTTTATTGTAACTTGGATATGGATTTCCTGACTTGGTATATGAAATAATATCACCAATTTTAGGTGGAATTGTAGATGCTGTAGTGATACCTACAGTAACAACACCGCCTGCAGTAATGCTATATTGTGTAGCAGCAGGTCCAAGAGATTTTACTTTATTAAGAACTAAATCCGCAGTAAATACTTGTGAAGTGCTTGCATCAACAGATCGGATTGATTTTACATCTGAAAAATCAAAATCTCTTACAGAATATACTGTTGGCGACGAACTGATTCCATTGACAGATACTGATTCCCCAATTAAAAATTTACCTCTTGTACCATATAAAGTTAAATCACTAGATACACCAACATTAGAATATAAATATCCACTTGCTCCACTATTTTTACCCTTAATAAATGCAGGTGCATTAAGTGTTATTTTACTACTAAGTGTAACTGATGTAAAGGTTTCAATGTCAAACAAAGCACATTCAAATTTTGTTTGATCATCAACATATTTTGAATCTGGAGTGTAGATATCATACAAACGTGCAACACCAATTTGAGTTCCTGGTAAAGTTGACGGAGCACTATTGTCTATTCTAGAATTTGAAAGTTGAATTACATCAGTTGTAGTAATTCCAACTCTAGGAGTGCCAAATAAATTATCAATTTGCGTTCTAGCAGCAGCTCCAAACGAAAGACTATAATTACTGACAGCTCTTGAAGTTCTTGGCTTATCAATATCTATCAAAGTTGTTGAAAGTTTTTCAATGTCATAACCTAGAACGTATGCCTTTCCTGCCGAAATTTCAACGGTCAGTGCAGCTTCAGATGGTTCTAATCCACTTGGAGTAGTTTGATTGTCAAAGTACACTCCATTATTACCTAAGCCATCGTTTAGATTTTCTTTTACAGATACTGAAAAAGGTTTAACCGTGTAATTTCCAGATTCATCATAAGTTCTTTTTGCCAACGCATCTTGCAATGCGGTATCATTTGCTTTTGATGGAGTAAATGATTGTAGATCTCCATCAACAACACGCATTAATTCAATGAAGTTTTCATCGTTTAAATTATCAAGATCTTTTTTAATAAAAGTAGTAGATATTTTAAGTCTATCTGCTCCTGGTGCAGCATAGTTTGAAAATCCCTGAGCATTATCATTTAATGTATCATCATCGTATGAAGTTACAATATCTTCTTCAATCAGTAAACCTACTCTAGCATTTGCAAATGAAGAATATTGGTCAAGGATTACTTTTTGTGATAATACTTTTACAAAATGACCTCTTAAAAAATATACCCCGTCGTTAATTCCCGCAATCGAAGCTTTACCTACAGGATCTTCTGCAGTAACATTTGCAAATGGAGAATTTGCTTTTAATACACCGCCAGTATAAGTTACATCTTCAGCAACTAATAAAGTTTCTCCTGGTGAAAATTTCTTAGTATTAAAATCTGTTGTGCTTGAGTTTGCGTATTTAAAGTATAATGTATTTTTTCCTGCAGTTGATTCTGCATTAGTGATAGCTAACTCAATTTTTGCTTGAAGCCCCGAGGTTTGTCCTACAACATTAATACCAATCAAATTATTAACATAACTACTAACTTCAACACCAAAATAAATTGGATCTAGTAAAACATAATCTACTCTGTTATCATATGAAGTTTGACCTGGAATTACCTTTGCACCTTCTTTAAAAAAGTGTTGACCAAATCTATCAATCTGATTTTGTAAAATTGATTGAAGAGTTGTTAATTCTCTAGCCTGTATTGGAGTTCCAGGCTTAAATAGTACTCGCTTATAGTTCTTGTCCTCACTAAAATCATCAAAGTATGGGCTTACATTTAAGTTAGTATTCTGTGGCATCTTAGAACTCTAGAATAATTTTAACGTCTTCTTTTTGATTTGGGGAGCGAATAATTGCAGCTCTGTTATCTATATAGATAATTTCCCCAGAGTATTTTTCATTCTCAGGAGTTGCACATCCCTTGATGTAATTTTGCCCCAACTTCACAGTTCTTGTATTTACTCCAGAACCAATAGTAGTTTTATTTACTGGAACCGCACTAGTTCCAAAAGTAGTGTCAATAACTAAATTACTTCCAACAGTAGCTCCTTGAATTACAGTTGTTCCGCCAACACCAATTTCTGAGGTGAATCTTGATAATTTAAATCCAACTGATGTGGAAGCTAAGCCTACTGGCTGATAATACTTGAGAACACCTGTAGTGTTATCCCAGGAAGCAACGATTCCAATCGCTGTAGATCCAATTCCAATAGTTTGAGTAACTACAGTATCTACATCATATTCAACTCCATCGATACTTGCTCCAGTAGAACTTACAAGTTTTAACGCATATAATGAACTATACTCTGACGCTGTTAGTAGTTGGCTGGTGCTACCACTCAAAGTTGGATTTTTAATAATACCAACTCTTGCAAAATCATTGCCAACAATTGTATCTGGGTTATTAGCATCTACTTCATACCGAGAATAAATTAATACTTTGTTGGCACCTAGTTCAGTGTAAACATCTGCTCCATGACCTCCTGGAGGAGGCATGATGACGCTAAATTGTGCTACTGATGTTGATGCTACTCCAACACCGTTAAGACCTTGAATTGGAGCACCATTGGAAGACCCAGGTGCTCCTGGATAAAATTGAATAGTTCCGTAAGTGTACCCTCTACCACCATTAGTAACTGCAATATCTGAAACCTTTCCTGAAGAATCAATCGTAACTGTAGCTTTTCCATTAATACCATCACCTAAAATAGGGACATTTTTGATTGATGTACTAATAGGTTGATAACCATCACCACGATTTTCAATAATTACAACTTGTACTTTACCATCTACTGCGTTGTTTTTAATTTCCTCACTTTCACCAGTACCCCAATTTTCGGGAACTGGAATATATTCAGTGGAATCAAATTTAATAATATCTCTTGGATTGATTGTATATAAGTATTTCCAAACATAACCATCACCAGAAGTACCAGCAGCTCTTGGTTCTAAATCTGTAAATAAAGGCTCATCAATTGATGGCGAACCAATTGGATTTTCTGGATTTGTTCCATTATTTAAACAGATATAAACTCTATAATCTTGGTTTACGACATAATAATTGGCATCGTACAAATTATTAGAACTTGTAATAGGTGAGGGATTATAAACATTATAATCATGACGATGCATTTCATAAGTAGTTCCAGGACTCCATTCAACTTTTCTAATGACTCTTCTTAAATCCGAAGGATTAATTTTTTTCAATGAAATCATTGTATCGTGAGCATCATTCAATGCCTTAAACATATCCTGCGGTGATGGAGGATTATCATTCCAATCCGTTGTACCAGTACCAGTCATGGTATCATAGGGATTAGGAACACCAATAAAAGTATAATATGAATAGTTGGTGGAACCAATGCCAGTAAAAGTATTCATGAATGATTGAGCATTCAAAATTCTAAACTGGTCAGAAATTATCGCTGCCATATTTGTTATAGTTTTTTATCTATTTAGTAGTTAACTTTAAGAGGAACTGTTCTAAAGGCAAGAGGTGCAGTAGAAACACCTATGAGACCATTATTATTTAACGTAAACACAACTGGGGATGTACGAGAGTTATAATCATAAATTTTACCCCAACTATATTTTGCACAAGTAAAACCAGCAGTTGTGCCAATTCCAGTAATAGATTGAACGTTGCTGTATACTGTAACAATCCCAGAAAGGCTACTTACAACATTATCTGCTCTGTAAACATTATCAATAAATGTTGTTCCTATTCCAAGAACTCCAAATCCTTCAGATCCATCTAGTGTAGTTACTCCACTACCAACAATACTATTGTTAACGATAAAGTAATCACCAGTAGCAATTCCACTCTTTGTAATATTTCCATAATTTGCCTGATTTAATACTGAATCACTATCAAATTGGAATATAATCATAGGAGATGTAGTTGAAACACCAGCTGCACTTGTAGTAATTCCAACAATATTGCCATAATCTCCTGCAATTTTAATATTATCAAACCTTTCATAATAAGTTGTTGGTGGTGATACAAGAACAACAACTGGTGTATTACTATCATAACCAAATCCAGGATCTGTCACGGTAATACTAGTTACTATTCCAGCACCAGAAATATTTGATGTTACTGTTGCCTTAACAACTTCAGATTCTGTAACGGCATACTGTGAAGATTGACCAACACCAATTACATTGAATAATTCGGTGCCTAATCTATAAATATCCATCCCAGAATTGGTTGTTCTGATCCAATCACTACCATTTATGGAAACTAAGGTTAATTGTGATGACCCCGTAATAATATATACGCTGTTTTTGTAAGTTACATCATGTAATGCATATGCCGAAAACTCTGGTTCTGATACATTAGACCATGTTCCACCACCATCAGTTGATTTTAAAATTGTGCCATTATCGCCAACGGCAATGTGGCAGTTATTTAAATATTTAACTGAACGTAATTTATTAGAAGTTCCAGATGTTTGATTTGTCCAAACATAACCATCTGAAGTTCTTACAATAGCACCATTGTCACCAACAGCAACAAAGTTATCTAATCCAAATGCAACAGAATTTAAAGTATTAGTTCCTGCAGTTCTCACAACCCAAGAAGTTGTAATTCCAGTTGGAGCTTCTGAAACTAAAGCTGTTCCTCCTGCGCCAACAGCAACAAACTTGTTAAATCCATAATCAACTCCATTAATATCACCACTGAAAGTTGCTGGGGGGAAATCAAAAGGAATAATACCACCAACAAAAACTCTTGATAAGAAAATTGTATTATATGTCCATGAGAGACCTGTTGTTGAGGTTAAAATTGTTGTCCCACTACCAACAAGAACCCAGTTATTGTTTCCATATGCAACTGATTTAAGATCATTTGTAATTCCTAAAGATTGTGAAGTCCAATTAACAAAATTAACGCTAGTAGAAAGTTTACCAGCATCGCCACATGCTACATACCGACCATTACCAAAATCGAAATTTCTAAATGTGGCTACACCAACTTCAATATCATCATTTACCCAAGTTTTACCATACTGAGGAATTAGATCCACAACAGTTGAAACTGTAACTTCTGGTGATGATGCATAACCAAATCCAGGATTAGTAATAATGTAATTAGTTACAGTCCCAGCAGTTGAGACTGTAGCAGTAATTTTTGCAGTTTCTGTATCTTTTTCATTAAAAAGTATCACAGAATTTCTATTTTCTAATAAATCATCTAATTGCGAAAAATGTGGGAATGCATTTTCAACATAAATTTCAGTATCTGTTGTTTTGACATTTTTAATTATTCTTGATGTTGGTATGAATTTACCCTCTAAAATTGATCTTGCTTTTGAAATATAAACATTGTCAATAACTAAATCAGATTTTTGTTTATCAAGTGTTAATGTCCTAAAGAAATTTGGATCACTACTAATTCCAACATCAATATAATTTGTGGTCTTAACTTCACTGATGGTATTAAAATTAGTTACAACCCTCTGCAATTGTTCTACATACGGAGTTTGTCTTAGCAATCTAAGAGAATCTCCCACCTTTACTTCTGGGGATACATTAACATCGGCTACATCAGAAACGGATCCTTTATAGAAGAAAATTAAGCACTCACTATCTGTTGGAGGTGCCTCTGTAAATGTAATCCTGTCCCCACTAACTAAAGTGTAAGCTTGATTTGGCTGTTGAACAACACCATTAAGTATGATGATTAAATTATTTGTTGGATCAATGCCAGATCCAGGGAGAGCGTTTATTGTATATCTTTCAGTAATTAAATCTGTTTTAGTTAATAAGAATGTTTTTGATCTGCCATTGAATTGTGACGAAATATCATCTAATAAAGTTAAGTTTCCAAAGTGCCAACCACTGAAAACATCATTAATTCTATCAACAACTGTTAATGTAAATGCACTTGTAGCAATTCCAACTTGAGTAGGAATATTTGAGATTGTAAGTATATCATTTACCTTATATCCCAAACCACGGTTAGCAAATTCAAATTGTGTTACAGAGCCACCGCTACCAACAATAATATTGACTTTAGCACCAGTTCCAGAACCACCGAGTAATGGTAGATTTGAATATGCAGTAGGAATACCAACATAAACATTAGGTGGAAGAGTTGAAGCATATCCAGTGCCACCTGATATAATACTAAATCCTGTAATAATGCCAACAGAAGTTCCAGTTCCAACTAATGCTATAATTGATGCTCCCGAGCCAACCTGGCTATTTAAGTTAACTTCAACATTACTTCTATAACCAGAACCAGAACTTGTTAATACTAAAGACTGAATTGTTCCAGATCCAGAAACAACTGGTATTGCATACGCTGCAACTAAAGGTTGATAGCCACTACCAAAACCAACTAAAACATTATTAATTATACCACCTTTAGGCAAATCAAGATAACTTGTTCCAGTAAACGATATTGAACCACCAATACCGATTGCAGCTCTTTCAGTTATATTATAATCTATTACAGGCTTTTGTAAAATATTGTTTATTGTAATAATACCATAATTAGGACCTAAAATATTATTCCCAATATCTGTAATGATTCCTGTTACATCCTTACCATAAGACTTTAATTCATATTCTGATGAAGAACCATCGAAAGAATTGCCAATATTATCAAACACATAATTTGTATCATATGATAATCTATAGAATACTCTACCAGAAAAATTAGATCTTGTTGAAACTCCAACTGGACCAACTTCCCCATAAGGTGCCGTTGTAAAGTATATTACACCGTTGTTAACATTATAATCTCCAGTTAAAACAGTTACTCCAGCTCCTATAGTATGTGAAGTAGATATAGTTCCCATATATCCACGTTGTACAGACAATACATTAGTTGAACCAAATCCAACTGCATTAATTTTCATCAATTCATCATCAACACGTAAAATATTAGCTGGTGTAATTGATGTAATTCCTGTTAAAGAGACTATGGTTGCACCTAATCCGACCGAACTAGTTAATGAATAATATAAATTCTCCCTAGCAATTGGTTTTTGAATTATATTATCAATAGTAATTAAACATCTTGTATTTGCGCTATCATATGGTGGATAGAATGTGTGAGTTATACCAGCTCCAACACCGAAACCGCTTCCAATATCTCTAAATTTAAAATAATTACCTTCTGGAACTGCATCAGTTTTTAATCCAACAACTTTAATTCTATTATCATCAACTTTGTAAATGAATACTCTTGATGGCATAAAATTAGTTGTTGCCCCACCAATTACTCTATTTGTTGATTCAATTGCAATCGGAGTGCCTCCAGCACCAGGATCATAAATTATTTCCTCACCCGTATTGAATCTATGATTTGGTAAGTTAATAATACTTTGTCCAACTCCACATGCAGTTTGTGCAGTAAAACTAACTGACAGTAATCTTTTGTTATTTCTATTCAATCTAAACGAAGTCAATCCAACAATCGTCCCACCTTTAGAAACATTAGAAACTGTTACGTCAGGAGCAGCTGTTGTACCTATTCCAATAATAGAAGTGACAATTCCAACATAAGAATTAATTGCAGCTAATGTATTCGCACAACAATTGGCATTGTATGATGGACTACAATCAGTATCAACCGATACAGTATAATTGTATGATTGTGAAATTGTAAATGGTGTTGATTGATATGATGTTGATATTGCAACATTATTAATTACATATTGAGAAAGATTTATAATATATCTAAATCCACCTATAGTTTCTTGACTTTCCCCATCAACAAAACTTGTACCACCAACACCAGTCCAATAAGACAGTCCAGCGGCAACACTCTTTTCATTACCACCATATTTTAGATCATAAGCAACCGCATCAACAATATAACCTACATCTCTCTCACATACTTCACTATCAAAATCTAAATTGCTTAAAATTCCAGGATATGTATTTGTGATAAAACCAACAACTTCAGATTGAATAAACTCTCTATTTAAAAGTAATAAATTTGCGCCATCTGCATTTATATTATCTAATTCTAGAAGACTAGTACCATTAAATTCGTCACTAATATCGTCTACAATCTGAACACGGTTGGTTTTACAAATGCTATAGTCAAATAACTTTTTACTTAATAACCCAACATCTTTTGATATACCTTTATTAGTAGTAACCTCAAAAGATTTATCAAAATATTGCTTAGTATTAAATGATGATTCACTTAAAATATTAATTAAAGTATCTGAGGTATCTATTGTAGATGGCATTAAATTGAAACTTCTACCAATACCTAAGGAGGGCTTTGAATTCACAACTACATCACCAAAAACAGCCATACCAGATGGATGTGCTAAAGCTTCTACATCATTAATCCAAGTATTCTTTTGAATTAAGCTATTAATTGCATAGGAAAAACTTTGATAGTAATTACTATCTTGAATTCTTTGATCTGTATCGTTTACAAAACCAGTTCTTGTTCTCCAACCGTTTTCTTTTACACGTTCACCCGCACAATTGAAATGTGCATCAGAATAATCAATTTCATCTACAACTGCTTTTGAATTTGTTTTTGAACCAACAAGAGAATTTCCAATTCCAATATTGAAACTATTACCTACAATTTTGAGTAAGTCTTTTTGAGAATTCCAACCGTCTTTATATACTTTAAATAAACTTCCATTTGAAAAGATAGTTTCATTTTCAATAAAATCAGTTTTTTCTAGTGTGGCAGTAAATTTAGCCAAATCATCATACTTAATAACTCTACCAACGCTATTAGTTGAATCATAATAACCACCAGTACTTCCTAAACCAACAATAGAATAAGTTACTGTTTCTGCTCCAGGAGTAGTATCAATAGATGTAACATCAAAATATGCATAGTTATAGTCACTTGAATTATATCCACCAGCACCCGATAATGCTTCGGTGAGTTCAATTCCTTCAACAAAAACTTTATCTCCAACTTCAAATGGGAAGTCAATGAAACTTCCATTATCAGAATTAATTGATAGTGTATTGACTAATCCATCAGATACTGCACTCTTAACTGTTAACCCATTTGAGTTATTAATAGGTATGATAGTTGGTGGAACTAATGATAAGCCAGTTTTATTAATAGTTACCTTAGCATTTTGAATACTACCACCTTCAAGTTTAGAGTCAAACTCAATTTCAGGATGTTCAATACAAATAAGTTTTGGCTCAACTAAGTAATTTTTACCACTATCTAAAATGACAACATCTTTTAATTGATAATTATTTCTTAATTTTAGAACAAATGGAATATCTGCTTTTGGTTTTAGTGATGGATCTGTTGGGAAATTATATCCAGAATTTATAATATTTAAATTTTTAATTTTTCCAATGTTATCAGATAACAGTTTTAACTCTGCTTCTGTTCCTCCCACAGAGGTTAAACTTGAAATTTCTGGAAGTGCCAAATAACCAGTTCCAGTGAATCCAATTGATACCTCTCTAATACCGCCAGTGGCGGTTAAAGAATCTGTATAATATCTAAAAGTAGTAACTCCAGAGTTTGTATATTGAGAAAGTTCTGGTTTGGTCAATAAATCAACGTTAATAGTCGTCGATCCTACAGAAGTTATATTATAAATTCCATTATATTTTGATACTTCTACTACAATTTGAGAATATGCATCAACATCAGTGTCAACATTATATGCATATGCATTTGAAGTGATTGTACTTAGTCCTACTGGTCTTAGTTTGTAATAGAATACATCAGGTACATTGGTATCAAGTTTTAAATTAACCTTTGTAGTTGCACTACCATCGCCAGGAGTTCCAGTTCTAGTAATGTTCTTTAAGTTAATTTTATTAGTAAAACTATCATCAAGGTAGAAATCCAAGACTAAAGAATTTAAACTTGCATCGCCAATATTAAATGATAATGTATTACCTAATAATCCTTTAATTGGTGGATTAATTGGTGATAGTGTATGCGATGCTCCACCAACGGAAGTAAAAACAATACCAGAATAATACGGATTTTTAGCATCATATAAGTATTCTACTAACTGGATCTTATCCTTATCAACTTTAACAACAAAATACTCCTCACCATTAATTAATGGTGCAACAGGATTTGCAGAATTGTAAACTACTTTGCTGCCTGTTTTAAAGGTATTATCATATATTGTTATAGTATTATTCGTGGTTGATACCTGTGTTGAACCAAACCCAACTGGATTGATCAAAATACGAGCACTTGTATTATCAAACTTAACTGTTATATTTTCAGTTTGATTTGGTAGTAAATCTATGATTATACTATCGTTATGCTTTAAATTATGCTCATCAAATGTAGTAATTACGGCTTCGTTTAGAGAAATTTGACCAATTGGGTTTTGATAAGTAGTTTTTAATTCATGTGCTAATCCATTTGCTTGACTGCTGTATGGGAAATATAATCTACCAAGAGCAGATGTAATTCCAGCTAATGTTGTAGAAACGCCAATGAAATCCTGAGTGTCAACAATTACATATACATTACTTCCAGATTGTAAAGTAAATTCACTTGTTAATGCGATATCTGGTGAACATGTTAATCCAATTCCATTAACTGCTGTATATTTTACTTGCTCTCCATTTATAAACCCATGATTAGGAATATATAAAGATCCAGGTGGAATATTTAATTTTTTGATTTGTTTGATAACACTTGTAGTTGCAACTCCAACGTTAACAACTGCAGTACTATCGTAGTTTACTAAAATTGAATCTGGGAAACTTTGTGCTACAAATCCAGGTGAAATATTTAAATTAAGAATATTTTGAGTTTCTATTAAATCTCCAATTTTAAAGGGATTGCTATAAAATTCAATTTTAGTATATGACCCCTGACCAGTCTGAACTCCAATTGGTGTTGCAGTAATTCCAAATCCAATTTGAATTGAAGTTGTAGTGCTACCGTAACCAACATCTAGTTGAGGATTAAAAAATGTAGAGCGATTTAATTTTGTATTTGCAGAATCTGTAGTTACTCCAATCAAATTTAAAGAAATAGGGACTGAAAATACTTTTCCTTTAAGAGTAACTTCAGAGGTTGCAGTATGTGCTACAGAAACGGAAGAGTTAAATCCTCTCAAAACTTTATATCCAGTATTTAACCGATTGGAACCTAATACCAATAACTGCTCAACTCCAATTCCAATAATATCTCCAGGAACTATATTTTTGGTATATGGAGACTCTGTTAAAACTACTTCTGTTGCTATGCCAGTAGCTGCTGTTGTCCCTATTGCAGTCCTTACTTTAGAGTAGAATGTACTGACACCAGCTTTGTACTTCCCTTCTATAAATTTATATGAAGCTGTGTTAATTCCAGAAATTGTAATTGTTTGTAAATCTAACAATGCATGTGGTGATGTAAAGATGCCAATTACATTTTTTTCTTGCTGAATAAATTCAATATTTGAATATGTTGTAGTTACATTAGTAATATTGCTTATTGCAATTCCAACCAAAGATGTAACTTTTGCATCTAGACCACGACCATTTGTTCCCCTATTATCAAATTCAAGTCTATCATTTATTTTATAAGATGATCCCTGTTTTATAACATTAACAAAATCAACTCCAGACTTTTGAACACCCCTTACTAAAACTTTAGCATCATCACCATACCTTAAATCAATACCATTATAAACTGAGTATTCACGATTAATTTTATATGGAGAAGTATTTCTAGTGAGATTTTCAGACTCAATTATGTTATAATCTTGAGTATTTGTGGAATTTAAGTTGAAGTCGTCAACTTCATATGCATAATCATTTAAAACATATGGATAGTTTGTAGTTGTTGCAAAATACGCATAAGTGCCGTTTGGAAAATCTGGTGTTATGCAATATCTACCGTTATTTTCATCAAGATCACCATTAGCAGTATATACATAATCTTCTATGAAAAATCCTGGTGGATATGATGGTCTTTCACCCAAAGGAATTAATTCATATCCACTTACTAAGGCTTTAATTCCTGTGAGTGTTGATGCATTTGATGAACCATAAGGTCCATAAATTGGATTACCATCATATGCCCATCCAACTATCGGAGAATGTTCAATGCTTGGGGTTTCATTTAAATTAGCATCTAAATTATCTTCAAGTAAATATCTAAGTTGTTTTGGAACAATTGGACTTACTAACTGAGCTGAAATATTAGACTTGTTTAGTGCTCCAATGTAAATAGAATTTGAAGGATTTGTAGGATCATTTATGATAGATTCATATCTTTTGTAGTAATTTATATGCCACACTTGAACGTTGGCATCAAAAAATGCGTTTTTCCCTCTTGATACTACAGTTAATATAGTGTTTTGTTTTTTATAATTTTTTCCAGAGTCTATAACTTCAACATTTATAATTTTACCTTCGCTTATAATAGGTTTAAGGGAAGCAAATGCACCATCTCCAGTTACCACAATATCTGGAACAGATGTGTAGCCACTGCCACCGTTTAAAATATAAACCTCAGATATTCCACCATTGATTACAATTGGTTGTAATACGGCGTCTTTTCCACTACTTAATAAAACATTCGGCTTTCTATTAAAATTAATTATCTCAGGAGTTCCATATTCAGTACCACCACTCTTTAAAAATATATTTGTGACAGAACTAGTAAATACGGGAACTGCAAGTGCTTGAGAGTTTTCAAATGTACCACCAATTGAAGCAAGGTTTCCACTAACATCCACCGAATTCGGAGTTCCTAATATTTCTAACTGAATTGGAGGAGTATAGAAAGTATGCTCACCTGTCCCAAAACCTGCCACTTTAACATATTTGTTTTGATCATAGTTCACAGATGATAATGTCGTGCCGATTCCAGCAGATGCAAGCCTAAATTTATCGTTATCTAATTTAATAATATAATATGCTTGAGATGTATTTAATCCAGCAATGGTAGAGCCAGTTGTATTATAATAGATTAATTCTTTTTCTGCAAAATTATGACTCTTTGCGTAAATGAAATTTTCTTGTGTATTAATGCCAACAAGTGCTAGAGGTATATTTTGAGGTTGATTTGGTGGATATGATTGTGGTTCAACTATGACCTTTTTATTTACATATCCACTTCCAGGATTAGTTACTTCAATTCTATCAACAATATTTCTAGTTTTTGTTGATATAAAACTATTATTTCCTTTACTAAGCTGAGTTATGTTAATAGTGTTTATACCAGCCAAAGCATTTTCTTCGGTTGTGGTTAACTTTATAGTGCTATCATTAACTTTGATAACATAATATTTTGAAAGATCTATTAAATATGCTTTTGTATCCGATTCTCCAGCCGCAGGTGCTCCATCGGTGCCAATTCCTATACCAGTATTGGTATAAGATCTATAGATAACTTCCTCACCAGTTTTAAAGTTATGATATGTGCTAAAACCAATTTGATCTGATGTTGTATTAATACCAGAAGAATTAGCTGCAAAATCAATTGTAGTAAAAATTGATTTCATTACTGCTTCTGCAGTAGCTCCACTACCGTTACCACCAGTTATTTTAATTGTAGGTGTAGTTAAGTAATCATATCCAGAATTTAATAATAATGCTCCAGATAGTGACCCCTCAAGATGAACAAATGCAGAAGCTCCAACTCCAACACTATCTTCAATAATAACATTGGGTGGATTAATTAAATCATATTCTTCACCACCAGCAGTTACATCAATTGAAGTTAATTTACCATAGAAAACCTTGTCATCACTCTTTGGATATAATACTTCAGTGCCATTCAGCAGAATTCCCACAGAAAATGGTAAAGGAGATTGTTGAATACTAAAATTACTTTTCTTAATCTTTGGATCTATTGGAATTCTTTTAATTAATTTTTGATCTAAAATATTTCTTTGTGCTAAAGAATATAAAATTACTGCATTAGTAATAGCATTTACTGCACCTGATGGCGTAAATGTAATATAACTATCTTGATAAATTTTAGCTCTATTATAAGCTAATTTTATTTGAGTATTACTAACTTTTTTTACATAGTATGCACCAGTATTAATTCCAACATTAGCACCAGAATAACTATAATAAACTTTATCTCCAGTTTGTAAATTATGATTTACTGTTACATTAAAACTATTTTTTGTTGTAATAATTTCTGTTTCTACTGATCCAATACCAAAATATAATGTTCCAGTGTTAGTTGGTATTGAATATGATGGTAAACTTGTTGATGTTACATAAACAGAATCTTTAGCTGGATTTACATAAGTATTTTGAATATCAGCTAAGTACTTATATTGACCTGCTGGTGATATATGAATATTTCTATAGAGCTTATAATCTAAATTAGAATTTAATGTACCAGAAACAAATTGTAACGCAAATGAGGTTGGCGAATAAATTTGAATAACAGTTCCTGATACGGGTGGATTGAACGAATTATCATAATCATCTACATCATAGAGTGTTATTGAGTCCCCTAATTTAAATCCATGAGGCACCTTAGTATTGATTGTTGCAGGTGATGATGTTTGCGTAATACCATTAGGCTTATCAACAACTTTTATTTCATAAGTATTATTTTGAAACCAATTATTAAATCTATTATTGTATAATTCAAGATTAATCTCCACATCCTCACCTAAATTTTTAAACCCAATCTCATCTCCAACCTTTAGGTATTTTGATTTTTCTAAAAGATCGGAATAATTTGATAATATAGAAGTAATTCTCATATATACTGGTTTGTTTTTATCACCATCTTCATATGAATATGCAAAACTATTTGCATAAACATTTACAAATTTATCAATTGATGCTGAAATAACACAGTTAAAAAATTGGTTATCATTTTTACCATTATATGTAACATATTCACCATTAATATATAATTCTCCAACATTGGGAAATCCAACTGTAGAATCGACAAAAATCGTATTTTCTTCTACACCAGCACCAATCGTAGTTCTAGTAACAGGACATGCAACAAATTTTCCAAGTTTTGTATCATTACTTAATTGAATTTCATGATATACTTGTTCTCCAAGATTAATTAAAGATGATAAGTATACATTTCCGTATGCGTAGGGAGTATCTTGAATAATTGGTTGTCCATTAATTTTATCAATATCGCCGTAAATAACTTCAACAATTAAATTATCACTTACGCTCCACTGAGCTACAGATGGTTTTAATAAGTATTCTGATGGAGTTACTAACTTTACATTAGGATCACCATATAGTACTTTAAATAGAATTTTATAAGACTCTAATGTACCTTTGGTCTCATAAAAATCTTTAGCTTGCTTTAAGAATAACTTCTTATCAACATTTTCATTTAATGCTTTGTCTTGGAATCCTGGTAAGAATTGTGACTTGATATTCTTCCATAATTCAACATAAATTAAACTACTGATATTTTTTACTAATGTACCACTTACATGAGCTTCAGCAGTGGTTGATGAGAATACTAGAGACCCTGGTTGTGTTTGGCTTTGATATGAATCAATCCCACTAAATCCACGAACACACCCATAAAAATGGGTAGCATCTTTACTAGTGTATGTAATAATCTCATTATCAATTTTTAATAAGCCATACTTGTTGGGCCAAGATTTAGTTGTTGTTACAGTAATAACATCATCATAATAAGTGATATCTTCTTCTAATGTTGTTGAGTATGCTGTAAACTGAGTAGAATCAAAATTTTCAACATTTACATAACGATCAATATTTTCTGCTAACTCTGTAATTTGATTTTGTGAAATATAATATTGTGTTAGAAACTGACTAAATAAAGAGTTTTCCTCAGAAAAACTATTTGGCAATTGACTACCAATTATCTGAGAAATTTCGATTCTTTGAAGATCTTTATCTAACATTCTAATTACCTAGTATAGTTTCCGTTTAAGTAGCTGGAGGTTGATACGAATTTAGTTCCTGATGCATTTATATCAGCATTTAACGTGTCATTTAATAGTGTGAAGTTACTGCTAGAAATATTTAACCTCAAATATAAATCTTTTAATCCAATTACATCATTTGACTCAGGTATTGCTTGAACTTCAATAATTCCATCTTCGTATAGTGTAGAAGTAATATTTACTGTGTTAAGCAATATTTCACCTTTAGCGTAATTTACAATTCCTGCATTGCTATTTACAATCACTGGATTTTTTTCAGCATCAAGTTTAAAGAAAACAACCTTACCAGTAGTTTTACTGCCAGTATCGGGAACGTCAGATAGGTATAGATCACCTTCAACGCCAGAAATTTTAAACTTGGTGGATTTAATTGAATATCCGCCTGGTTTAACATGGAAGGCATTACCAAAGCATAATTCATACTGAGCATTTTGATTTAATGCTGCATTCAAATCACGTCTCATTTTAACTTTTGTAATGTTTGATGTAATTGCACCATCAACATCATCAATTAAACCAACAACCTTACTATATTTAACTCGACCACCAAAACCATTAGCCTCTGATGCACTGGCATAAGCAGTCAAACATTCAATTATATTTGTCTTTAGATCTTCTTCAGAAGTTGTTTTTGCCTGATCATAATATATGGTTGAATCTAATTCAACATACAAGTACTTCATATCCAGAATAACTGTTTCAACACCAGCTACTGAATACTTTTTAAGTTTAAATGCAATATCATCCTTTGTGAATTGTGAAAGCGTATTTGCACCTTTTGGTTTAATAACGATAAACACTTTACCGTACTGAGGTGGGGTAAGCTCTTCTCCACCATAAGCAATTACTGCTTCAGCATTTGGGTAAATATCTGGTACAATTGATTCATAATCTTGTGAAGAAACAGCTCTATTTCTAGCTGCATATCTTCTAGGAGCAAAATATTTGATTGATGTGATTGGTTCAATATCAGATCCATCACGAGATGGGCTAACAACTGTAAGAGCAGCAGTTAAACTAGTCAGCTCAGTTCCAATATCATCAGTTATAACACCATTGAAATTAACTGTTTTAACTCCATTTCCTATTGCACCATTTGTTACAACGTAGGAAGCTTCAATTAAATTGCCGTTGTTTAATTTCTTACTGATAATTCCGTCACCAAAGAGAAGTTCATAGCGTTCATCAGACACTTCTTGAATCAAATACTTATTGGCTGTAGTAGAAAGTCCTACAATTGAACTAACTTGAGTATAGACATCATAAGCCTCACTTTCAGATGTTGGATGTACTTTAACTCTTAGAGTGGTTGTATCTACATTTTGATTATCAATTACATATCTTTCGTATTCATCAGATGTATCAACTTCAAACGATGATAAAGCGTAACTACCTTCATAAAGAATTATGTTTTTAAATGATGCAAGATCATTTGTAACTGTCGTAGTAATATTTTCTGGAAGTACAAATGTGTATGAAGCATTATTAGCTGTAGCTGTTGCAACGATTCCCGCCTTAAGAACAATCGATGAGGTTGATGATCCAGCTGGTAGAATTACGTTAAGTGTAGCTATGAGTCTTGCGGCTCTTGCTGATCTTGGGACATATCCAATATTTCTTGCCAATGCAACTACATTGTCACGAATTAATGCACTATCAAGGAAAACTTCATTTACAACTGCGTTCGTATTATATGCAGTAATATAAGTATTATAGGCTAAAATATCAATCAGGATTGAAAAGTTAGATCCTTCATAGTCATAATCAGTAAAATTACTATTCGCACGAAGATAATCCTTAATAGATGTTTTTATCTGATCAAAATCTAAATTTGTGACTTGTAGTTGAGACATTATTATACTCTAGTTGATTTGAGAATTACATTAACAACTTGATTTACTGGTTCAATACCTATAATATTGTATTCAATAATAATTTCTAATTCATAACTATCATCAAATACATTCACAAATATATCGGTTACTAAAATTCTTGGCTCATAATTTCTCAATACTTGGTTGATTTCATTCTGAAGAGCAAAGGATATTTCAGTTGTAGTTAATTCAAAAATGCTATTTTCAACATTAGTGCCCAGGGATGGCTGAAAAAAACGCTCACCGATTGTGGTTCTAACTAAGTTAACAACCGAATTTTTAATTGCATCTTCATTAAAAATGGCAATGATATCATTTGTGATGGGGTGTTTTTTAAAAGATAAACTAAAATCTTTAAACCCCCTTGATATTTTAGGTTTGATAGCCATTTAACACGTAGTTTTAGGATTATTTATAGTGATTAATGCCACCTTTCTACATAATCATCAAATCCGCCCTTACCACCACAGGGTCTAGAATATCTATTCTCTGGAGGATCGTTCAACTTGTCATTTTTGATTGGAACATAGTCAGTAATTAGGCGTGTTGTGCCCCATTGTTCCTTCATGTAATTAACATCACGGTCTACTTGATACTTTGCCATCTGTTTTCTCCTAAAAAGGTTAAACAGAACTTTTTACGGGGTTGCTATCCCGATTTTTTTACAATTTTATAGTCATTACCGAGGATTTCTTGCAAATATGCATCATCCCAGTGATCATAATACTCAGTTTGGGCTAATTTTTCTCTAAATTTCTTTAATTTTTCCTTTGGTTGAGCCAAAATGAGGTTATAAAGCCCATTATTGGTCTGAATACCGCCAATATAGTTGCTGTAAGAGCCACAATCCTTGAAAAAATCCCAAGTTCTATAGATTTTATTGTATATATCTACCCATTGATTGATGTCATTGAGCTGTAAATTATCCTCAACAATAAAAATGACAACATCAACCCCATCAATAGGCTCAATGTCGTCAATATTACACTCTATGATCTTAAATTTTGCAGTGGAAGCGAAGGGACAGATAGCAAAACCAGATAATTCAGGTCTTACCTTAGATACTTCTTTGATCCAGTTCCTTACATGTACTTCCTTTTGATTCATCCTTGCCCTCTGTAACGCTTTCTAGCAGCATTACGAGAAGATGCAGCATACTTTGTATGCTTACCAGCCCCTTGACGTGATTTCTTGGGCTTTGATTCAATAATAACTTTGTTAGTCAGTGAAGGACGCTTAGCCATCTTGTTCTCCTATAATTTTAACTTCAATGTCTTTTGGATCAGGTTCGCCGTTGACATAAAACTCTTCGGCAAGATACATTAGGTTGTCACCCATTTCCTCATAGGACAAGCCTTCTATGTAAAGTTCATCCTTAATATAGATGGCAAATTTACTATCGAAGGCTGTCAGAACCTCATTAGATAACTCGGGTTTTTTCATGTCCTACACGAATAATGGGGTTACACCAGATTTCAAATCCAGCTTTTTTAGCATCAAGACAGAATGAAACGTCTTCGCCACACATATCTTGAACTTCACCAGATTCAAAAACCTGCATTTGAGGAGCAAACCAAGGATAGGTCAGGTTTTCAAACACACCCTTCTTAATCAAAACCCAACCGAAGCCAGTATAGTCAACGGTAAAGGGCTTCTTACGCTTGCCCATGGATTCCACAGTCTCATGATTCATCACACCACGGTTCTTACGGAACTCTTCCTCAGAGAGCCAGTGAGCAACGGAGGTCGTATGACCATCCTCAGTAGCATACCAACCAGCAGCGATGTCCTTGTCCATTGTTACCAGACGAAGCAGACCTTCGGTGTTGAAAACAATGTCGTTATCGATCCAGAGTTGATAATCGTATTGCAGCTTACCATCCCAGGGGACTTGCTTAGGGCCGCGAAGAACATTGGCACCAAGACACTTGCATCGGGCAAAGTTAACCATGGACGAGTAATCTTGTGAAATTTGAATACTTACGCCAATCTGCACAAGATCAAAGCAGAGTTGAACGAAGTTTTTTAAAAATGTATATGAACAACCACGACCAGGAAGACAGAACACAAGAGTTTTGCCATTAAGCATTGCTTTTGCTTGCTCAATATCAAAATCATCTTGAGGCTTTTCAGGCTCAGTTGCTTTTACAGAAAATCCTTTTGCCATAATGATTCAAAGGGGACTAATGAATTCTAACACAGGTATTTAGTTCCTGTCAAGAAGGGTAAATATAAATAATTAAAAACTAGTAATTACATGAAGGATCTTACGGAAGCCTATAAAGAAATTTATCAGCTTGATGAAGTTAAATTTGCAAATGTTGGTGCTCTAGCATCAAATGTGATGAGAATGCCAGGTGGTGCTACTCCTCCTAAGAAGGATGAACCAGTTGCTAAAGATACGCCTGCGCCCACTCCAGCAGCCGCTACAACGCCTGCTCCTTCAGCAATGGATCAGTGGGCAAAGGCAAATCCAAAGCTTGCTGCAGCGGCTGCTGAGAGGGCTCGTACTCGTGGTACAAGTGAGACTGATAATCCTCTCATGAAGGATATGAGAGCTAATCTTCCAGCACCTGCAAAGGCACAGGATCCAAACTTCCAGAGCATTATGAAGTCTGGTAAGTACGGTGATCAGGGGTATCAGAGTTTAACGCAGAATCCTAATGTAAGAGCAACAGCGCCTGTCACATCACAGAACGGAAAAGCAGCACAACCCAAAGTAGCCGCATCAGCACTTCAGCAAGTCATGGCAGCAAGCCAAGCCGCAGCAGCCTCAATTAATAATGATCCAAGAGCACAAGCCTTTGATACCTCCAAGTATGGTTTCTCAGGTAAAACAACTCCAATCACACCTAGAAAGCCTCTACTTCGCACACCACTCAGAAACTCCTATGATTACGGACAGATGGACTCACAACAACTCACATCGCTTCTGAATGCTTATAGTGAAATGTATCAAGATAATATTGAACCAGAAGGTGAACAACTTGATGAATTTTTAGGAAGAGCAATTGATGCAGCTGCTGCAAAAGTTGGGCCTGTTATTGATAGAGGAGTCAATGCTGTATTTGGGAAACCAAAACCAAGACCAATATCATCATCTCCAACCCCAGCAACAAGACCTGTTGCACCTACACCTGCTGCCACTGCAAAACCACAACCAACTCAACAACAAGGAAATTATGGAAATGTTGGATCACTTGGAAATTTTGGTGGAAATTTAAAATATGTTGTAGATAGAGCAAAAGAAAGAAATCAAATGCTGAATCAATCTTACCAACCAGAAGGTGAACAACTTGATGAGTTTTTGTTTGGACCATCAAAAGTAACTCCAAAGGGCGGACAATTGTCAGGTTCAAAAGCGCCTGTAGAAGTTGATAAAAAATATACTGCACAAAAACAAGGACAACTTGTAAATGTGCAGTATGATAAGGGAGGAAATAGAAAAGTAACTCCTATGTCTCCTGCTGAGAGAGGAGCTGCTGCTCTAAAACTTAGACTAAGTGGTGGTGGAGCATCTAGTCCATCAATGAATCAATATCAAACTCAATCATTTGAACCAGAAGGTGAACAGATTGATGAGAAGTGCTGGGATGGTTATACGAAAAAAGGAATGAAGACAATGTTTGGAAAAAGATATCCAAACTGTGTGAAGAAAAAAGCAGTAACTTCTGAGGAGGTTGAGGCTTATGATATTATTCTTGATCATATTCTCTCAGAAGGACTCGCAACAAGTGTAGAGAATGCTGAGAAAATTATGAGCGTGATGAGTGATACCTGGATGCAGGGTATTCTTGAGGACTGGAGGGTAGGTTTGAAAATTCCCCTTGGAAGAAGCAGCAGTGGTCTTCAGGGGCCTATAGGTGTTTATGGTGGATACTCAACCCCTATTGGATCTAGTGGTACTCAAGCAGCAGTAAATGCTAATCTGGAGTATGGTGATATTCTTAAGGCAAGAACTCCAGAAACTGCTGTAGATCAAGGACTTACAAATTTGCAGACTGGAGCACCAATTCCTAAATCAGATGTAAGAAAAGGTTTTACAGGAGGTCTGGATGCTAAGATTTCGGGATCTCTTGGATCTGGTCAGCAGCCTGCACCAAAACCAGTAACTAAACCAGCACCAAAACCAAAACCAGAAGACCCCAAACCAGCAACAGCAACAACTCCAGCAGCAGCACCAGCACCAGCACCAGTACCTCCGCCACAAGATGATGGCAGAAGAGTTGGATTACCTGATGATGGGCGAACTACTACATTCACACCTCAAGGTAATGATCAACTACTACATTCACACCTCAAGGTAATGATCAGGAACGTCAAGTTCGTGGTATTACAAATGCTGCTAATGGAACTGGTGATCGACAAACTGGAATGGGAGTTATCGGTCCTCAGAGTTTTGTTAGAAATAATCCCGTTATGCCTGGATACTAAACGAAATCACGCAGGTTTGACACTCTTGCTTGGGAGATACTTCTTCTTAAACTCGTCAAAGCCTTCTGGGGGTGCTGAGGGCTTTGGTTGTGGTTGAGGCTTATAAGGCTGATAAGGAGATCCGCCTGACTCCATAAAGGATTGAAAGGTTTTCATTAGTCTGCTAAACGTGTATTGGCAATTCCATAACCAGGAGTTCCACCAACTTGATAACGTCCTGTAGTTCCTGATGGTGATCCAACATTACCTAAAGAACTACTCATTCCTCTGGTAGATCTAATTTCTCTTCTAATCACAGATCTATTTTGAGGTTTTTTCATTGCAGTGGAAACTCTTTGTCGCAATTCTTGTTTTTGAGTACCTTGGAAGGTTATGGCACTTTGAGGTTTATCAGTAATATCATAACGATTTGCTCCTTTTGGAGACATTTGCACTATATTAAATGTATTTCCTCCTTTTTGTGCCGTCCATTCTCCACGTTGATCTCTTTGTGCTTTAACTTTATTGTATGTACTTGTCGGTAATCTAAATGTACGCACCGCAGGACTTTCGCCTCTTTGAGATGCTCTTTGATTTGCATACATCTGAGCAGCAGGTCTTTGTGGCGTTGTATAAACTCCAGATCCTGTCATTTGGCGAGTGACATTTATATTAGTTCTCCATCCAGATCTAGAAATTTGTTGTGATGCTGGTTGAGTTGTGCCATGGTAGAGGCGAGTAAATGATGCTGATCTTGGGGCAGTACCAGTTCTTCTTGAAACTTGCTGTTTCAATGCTTGATTACGAAAGGCAGATCGTGCTGCTGCTTTAATTACAGATGTTGCTAATGCTTCATCAAGAAACTGTGAGTAGGTTTTCATTTTACTTCTTAGGTTTGTTTAAGGCAGAATATGCAGCAATACCTGCACCTACAAGACCTGCAGCAAGACCAGCACGACCGCCTCTGATATTAATTTTGGGTAGCTTAGGTACTGTGAGAGCTGGGGCTTTTGGTAGTGATGGTGACTGTACTCTTGGAGTTGTTTGTAGTGCCTGAGTGGCTTGTCTTAAAGAAGGTCTAGAAGGTTTTGCTGGAGCAATCGTTCTTCTGTCCCCAAATCCTCTCTCCTTTGCTGCCCAGTATCCTGCAGGTTTGTGAGGTGGTCTGGTAACTTTGTCTAATTCTCGTCTATTGTATACCCACTCTGGATCTAAGTTACCTGAGAGTGGAGTAATACGCTGAGCACCCCTTGCGGCTTGTCTTGATGATGGTGGACGATTCACAGCAGCATACTGTCTTCCCTGCATTCCAGTTTTTCCAAAACCTGCAACCTTTGAGTATAACTTAGAGCGAGTATTTCTCTCACTCGTATCATTACTAATTGGAAAATTAGTTAAAACAACATTACTTGGAATACGTGGAGCAACCTGATTCTTCCACATATCTGCAACACTTCTTACAATTGATCGAGCTTCTCCAGGATTATGCTTTTTCTTGCCTGACAAATTATACCACTCAACATCATAAACAGGTTTTCTACCTGGGGCAATTTGATCCTTCTGACGAATTTTCATTTCAAGATCATTCTTCGTATCACGCACTCTCATGCCATAATCTGTATCTGTTTCTATATCATAACGACCACTCTTATCAGGTCTTGAATCAAAATATGGATTATCAGCACCACGACT